CTGTTGCTGCGGGGGAGTTGGCGGAGGCGGTCAGCGTATGGTCGGAGCACGACGGAGAGCATGGCTACACTAAGGTTGCAAGCGACGTGATTGAAGCCCTCGCCGCTGAGCGTGACGCGCTGCGGGCTGAGGTGGAGCGGCTGCGGGATATCGCGGAAAAAGCATACATTGAAGGATGGGGGCACAGTGCCGTCAATAGCGGAAGGCGAAACTTAGATGTGATATGCGCCGATGCAGAGGTTGATTACACATCGAGCTGGACCCGCGCAATTGTGGAGGGGAATCATGACTGACCGCAAGCAAGCCCTGACCGACCTGAGGGACAAGGTGAAGGTGGGGGAATGGCCCGGCGGAATTGGCGGGACCGCTCGGAGAGTTTTCCCATACAGCGATGACCTGCAATACGATTACGGCTGTCTCGCCCATGAAACCTTCAACGGCTCTCTCGACGCCGCCAAGGCGCTGCATGAGGCGGTGTTGCCGGGGTGGGATTGGTATATTGATCGAGATGCCGAAGCTAGTGTTTACCCTGACACAAACGATCATGGGCCTTATGATGGAATTGCCGACAACCCCGCCCGCGCATGGCTACTCGCTATCCTCGAAGCCCTGATCGCACAGGAGAACACGCCATGACCCCCATATTGCGGTTCATCCCGCTCGCCATCACCCTCGCCGGGTGCAGCAACTACCCGCCCGGCGTCTACAACGCGGAGTTTGGAAAGAAGGACCAGTCGTGGCTCAGCGAGGACAAGGGCGCACATGCCGCCGCTGGCCTTATCGCCTCCGCAGTCGTGGCAACAATAGCAGCATCAAACGGCGCTGATAGCAAGACCGCCGCGAATGTAGGTTGTGCCGCTGGTATCGCCACGGGCATCGGGAAGGAGATTTACGACTGGAAAGGGCCGGGTCGGTCCGGATATTGGGAAACCGCCGACGCTGTAGCGACGGGCCTTGGTGGGTGTATGCCTCGGGTCGTGATGGAGTTCTGAGGAGTGGTTCATTGAAGAGGTTGGCAGATAAATGAGATGATATTTGACATAGAAACAGATGGGCTAAACCCTACAAAGATTCATGTACTCTCCTATACAGAGGGGGGTAGGGTAAAACACACCTTCAATTACGAAGAGATGAGGGAGATACTTGTAAATGCAGATGTACTAATTGGCCACAATATTATTCTCTATGACATTCCAGTGATTGAGAGGATTCTCAATATTAAAGTGGGAGCTAGACTAATTGATACCCTCCCGTTATCTTGGTATCTACACCACACTCGTATAACACACGGGCTAGAACAATACGGTGTAGAGTTTGGTGTGCCCAAGCCTAAGATTGTAGACTGGGACACCCTCACCCCAGAAGAATATGCACACAGGTGCGACGAGGATGTAAAGATTAATAGGAAGCTGTGGCTTAAACTGAAAGACAAGCTCATTAACCTTTACGACAGCAAAGAAGAAGCTGATCGTCTCATCACCTACCTCATGTTTAAGATGGATACGGTGAGAGAACAAGAGAAATCTAAGTGGAAGCTAGACATATCTCTTGCCGAAGATACCCTCAAAGAACTCAGAGAAGAGCAAGGTGAAAGACTTGAGGCCCTCACTAAAGCTATGCCTACAGTGCCTGTGTATAGCACTAAGAGCAGGCCAACTAAGCCCTTCCTTAAAGATGGTAGCTACTCTGTAACAGGTGCTAAGTGGTTTGCCCTACTTAAAAAGAGAGGGTTGCCAGAAGATTACGAGGGTACAGTCGAGGTGCTAACATCAGAGACACCACCTAACCCATCCAGCACACCTCAAGTTAAAGATTGGCTATTCTCTCTAGGATGGATACCAACCTCTTTCAAATTTGTTAGGGATAACGATGGTAATGAGAGATCCATACCCCAGATTAGGGTAGAAGGTGAGCATGGTAAAGAGTTGTGTCCATCTGTAAAGAAGCTGGTAGATAAAGAGCCAGCAATTGAGGATCTAGAGAGACTCACTATGGTTACTCATAGAATCTCTGTCTTCGAGGGGTTCCTTCGTGATCAGGTAGGGGGTTTCCTGCAAGCTAGGGTTGGTGGCTTAACCAATACTTTAAGGTTTAAGCATAGAGAACTGGTAAATCTCCCCGGCATTAACAAAGAGTATGGAGATAAGATCAGGGGTAGCCTGATTGCTAGGGATGGATACATCTTATGTGGTAGTGACATGGCTAGTCTTGAGGCTACCACCAAAAGACACTACATGTTCCCGTATGACCCCGAGTATGTAGAAGAGATGTCTAAGGATAGCTTTGATGAGCACCTTGACTTGGCTAAACATGCAGGTGCTGTAAGCCAGAAAGACATTGATCTATATCTTAAGGGGGAAGCTCCTCACATCAAACCTATTCGTACCAAGTATAAGCCTGTGAACTACAGTGCTATTTATGGGGTGAAGAAAAAGAGGTTGTCGAGAGAGCTGGGGGTTTCTCAAGCTGAAGCACAGAAACTTCTAGACGCCTACTGGGAACGTAACTGGGCAGTGAAGAAGGTCATTGAAGATACCGAAGTAAAGTATATCGGTACAGAGATGTGGTTGTATAACCCCGTGTCTAGGTTCTGGTATAGTTTGAGGTATGAGAAAGACATCTTCTCCACCCTTAATCAAGGCACTGGTGTCTATTGTTTTGACACATGGGTTAAGAACTTCAGAGAAGTTAGACCTCAGATAACTGCGCAGTTTCATGACGAGGTTGTGTTGGAGATAAAAGAAGGAGCAGAAGAAAAATGTAAGAAATTGTTGCAAGAGGCTCTTGACAAAACGAATAAAGAGCTTATATTGAATGTAGAGCTGGGTATAGATATCCAGTTTGGGAAACGATATTCGGAGATTCATTAATGCTTAACGCTAAGAAAGCAACTGGCGGCGGTGGTAGCACTATCCCCGCTATGGACCCCGGCACCTACCCCGCACGTCTTGTAGTGGTAGCTGGCCTTGGCCTACAGAAACAACGCCCCTATAAGGGTGAGCCTAAAGACCCAAGAGAAGAACTTCTTACTGTCTATGAGTTCTTGGATGAGTTCCTTGTGGATGAAGATGGTAATGAAGTGAAGGATAAGCCCCGTTGGCTTACCGATAGGTTCCCCTTCTTCAATCTCAATTCGGAGAAAGCAAAGTCTACGAAGAGATATGTAGCTCTTGACCCCAACCTTACTTATGACGGTGACTGGAGTAGCCTTATCGGTACTCCCTGTATGGTTACTATCAGTAAGGATGAGGGGAGCAATGGTAAGATCTATAACAACATTACCAATGTCTCTGCTATGAGGCCCAAGGAAGCAGACAAGGCTGCTGATCTTGTCAATGAACCTCTCGTCTTTGATCCTGATGAACCTGATATGGAAGTTTTCAAGAAGCTGCCAGAGTGGGTACAGAAAATTATTCAGGAGGGTCTTGAGTTCAAGGGGTCTAAGCTTGACCAACTCCTGTCTGGTAGCCAAGAGCATACTGAGCATGAGCCTGAAGATCAGGACGAAGAAGATGAGAGCTGGTAATGAAAGCCCTTATAGATGGAGACATTCTCCTACATGAGATAGGTTGGTCTGGTCAGTTCAAAGATAAGGATACGGGGGAGGAGGTTCTTCTCCCGTTTTCCACCCTCCAAGAGATCCTTGACAATAAAATTGAAGACATCTGTTATGGGGCTGAGTCAGATGAACCCCCCATCTTATACTTTACAGAGTCTCCTAAGCTAGTAGAGCTAGCTAATCAAATTGAAGGAGAGAATACATACTCGTATACTCCGGGGTTTAGGTACGGGGTAGCTAAGACTAAAGAGTATAAGGGCGGCAGGAAACAAGATAAGCCTTTCCACTTCTATAACATTGCAGCCTATCTCATGTCTGCCTATGACTTTAAGATTAGTCAAGGTGGGTTGGAAGCTGATGATCTAATCTGTATAGACCAGAAAGAAGATACCATCATCTGCTCTAGGGATAAAGATCTGCGCATTGCTCCGGGCTGGCATTACAGTTGGGAGTGTGGTAAGCAAAGAGAGATAGGACCTCATTATACAGATGAGATTGGTTCTCTTAGTAAAGAAGGGAGTAAGGTATTAGGGTATGGGTTGAAGTTCTTCTACTATCAGATGTTAGTCGGTGATAGTGTAGACAATATACCCGGTGTACCCGGTATGGGTCCAGCCAAAGCATACCCCCTCATAGTAGATTGCTCTACGAAAAAAGAGTTGGAGGAAGTAGTTATGGGAGTGTATAAAGACAAGGGCCTCCCCTTCTGCTATTACACAGAACAAAGAAACCTATTGTGGATAATGCAAGCATGACCAAAAATATATGGGTTATATCTGACACACATTTTAACCACAGCAACATACTAAATTTCACCACATCCACTGGGGAGAAGGTCAGGAACTTCTACGATGTACATCATATGAATGAATATATGATAGATAGGTGGAATGCTATGGTGAAGCCGGGGGATAAAGTATATCACTTGGGTGATGTATTCTTTGGTGATAAGGGGTGGTTCAAAACTAACTGGCCTAGGCTACATGGTAGAAAGAGGTTAGTGGTGGGCAATCACGATGATGTGAAATTCCTATCTTCTGGTGGATTCTTTGATAAGGTGTTGATGTGGAGGAAGTTTGAGAATCTCCTATTAACCCACGTACCTGTGCACTCATCAACTCTAGGGGAGGGTAGGTTTAGGGGTAAGGAAGTGCTTAATATACATGGCCATATTCATCAGAATAGGCCCCCTCCCGGTCCTTACAGGTGTGTATGTGTGGAACACACAGACTATATGCCAGTTAATATAGAGAGTTTCCTATGACTACAGACAAGCCCAGATCAGGAGGTAACTGGACAGAGGGTAGGTATAGAAGCTTCATCACATCTATTCTTCGTGGAGGTAGCAGGAGGTGGGCACCTATCTATTCTACTAAGAAGAAAGCTAGGGTAGATAGGGGTAAGTATAGGTGTGCTGCCTGTGATAATATTGTGCCAGCCACTAAGGTAGTAAAAGGAAAGAGAGTTAATAATGTATTTGTAGATCATATCAACCCTGTAGTAGACCCAAGCACTGGGTTCACAACGTGGGATGATTTTATCGACAGACTGTTTTGTGAGGAAGATAACTTACAGGTACTTTGTCGTACATGTCACGATAATAAAACTGATAGAGAAAAACAAATCTCTAAGAAAAGGATTGATAATGACAGAGACCCTACACTTTAACCGATTTGAAGAAGTAAAGCACATCCCCCTTCGGGTGTATAACAGAGTAGCCTACTATTACAATCTCTACGAGGATAAGGGTAGAGAAACTGCCAAGCAGTATATTGAGACGTTCTCAGATATGGAACGTACTCAGATGGGCTATGTAATGATTGCCATTAAAACTAAGGGGCTAGATGCTGTAAAGAAATCTGTCACTAAGGACCTAGTTGTTACCTATGACCCCATCGAGGACTCTGACTACTGATGGATATAGAAAAAAGAATAGATAACTACTGTAAAATCACAGGCTATCCCCGGTCTTTATTTATCTCAGAAGATGGTAGGTTGGTTGGGACTTGGATTATGGGGAATGCCTATGGGGTAAAATCTGGCTATTACGGGGGCTACCCACACGGGTATTTGAAAAGAATTAAGGCCCTTTTCCCGGATAAAAAGAATTGTTTACATCTATTTTCTGGGAAGGTAGATCAATCTGCATGGCCGGGGGATACTGTAGACCTTAATATTGAAGTAGAACCTACATTTTTAGATGACGCCCAATCATTAGAAAAGGTGCCATTGGAAAATTACGATATAATCTTAGCTGATCCCCCGTATAGCGTAGAAGATAGCGAACATTATAAACCGTCCATGGTAAAACGAAATAAAGTAATGAAGGCATTATCTAGAGTTACTACTGGTACCCATGTGGTTTGGTTAGATCAAGTTCTTCCTATGTATAGGAAAGATACTTGGAGTATAGTCGGAGTTATTGGAATGGTCAAATCTACTAACCATAGGTTTAGGGTTATTACTATATTTGAAAGGATTTAATAATGTTTAAGAGTGACGGTGGCCCCTCTGCTTTAGTTGCGGTGGAGGGGTTCCCACTTGAGTATGACCCCACCAACGGCAGTTTCTACTGGACAAAATCTATAGGTAAAGTAAAAGCAGGTCAACAAGCTGGTAATCTTAATAAGTTCTTAAACTATTGGCAGATACGTTACCGAGGAGTTCTCTACTATGCCCATCGACTAGCCTTTTTAGCTATGGAGGGGGCTTGGCCTAAGGATGTAGTTGATCACGTTGATAGGGACGGTTCAAATAATTCTTGGTGTAACCTTAGACATGCAACACACTCTGAAAACCACCAGAACTCTACAAAAAGTGTTGCGAATACTAGCGGGCATAAGGGTATACACTATGCTACTAGAGATGCTAGGTGGATTTTCAAGTTCGCTGGTGAGGTTTATTCCAGCCATGAGACGTTGGAGGACGCTGTGAGAGCTAAAGAATATTGGCTCAAGGAGAAGGAATATTATATTGGGTAAGAAATACACAAGTGATGGCAGCATAGGTAAGTACTACGACTTCCCGGAGGGGTCAACCACACTAAATGATCTAATCGAGTACAAGGGTATGAGCTTTGCTCAAGGCAATATCTTTAAGGCTGCGTATAGACTAGGCAACAAAGATGGTATTACTCTAGAGTATGACTTGAAAAAGATTCAGTACTATGCTGATAGGTTGCTTAAACAATTGGAGAAACAACATGACAGCTAAAGTACTTCTCATTGATATTGAGACAGCCCCCAACATTGCATATGTTTGGGGGGCTTGGAAACAAAACGTAGGTGTTGGCCAGTGGATTGAGAAGACTCACATCATGTCCTACTCAGCCAAGTGGCTAGACAAAGAGGACATTATCTATGAGGAGAACAGGTCCTCTAATGACAAGAAGATTGTACGAGGTATCTACAACCTACTCGACGAAGCTGATGTGGTTGTGGCTCATAATGGGGATGGCTTTGACCTTCCTACTATTCTCGGTCGCGGGGTTGTTCATGGTTTTGTTCCACCTTCTCCCTATTTCGTTGTGGATACCTTGAAGATTGCTAGACGTAGGTTTAGGTTTCCTCAGAATAGTTTGGCCTTCTTGTGTGAACACCTAGACCTACCTAGAAAGAGTGACCATAAGAAATACCCCGGATTTAAGCTGTGGCTTGGGTGTCTCCGAGGGGAGGAAGAGGCTTGGCAGGAAATGAAAGACTATAATGTACATGATGTGCTTAGTCTTGAAGCCTTGTATAAACTCTTTCTCCCCTATATTAATAACCACCCGAATATTGCTAGACCTAATGAAGATGGAGAGGTCCACTGCCCTAAGTGTGGTGGTGATGATGTGCAGTGGAGGGGGTACTACCACACCAAGGCTGGGCTGTCCTACCATAAGTTCCAATGTATGGATTGCGGGGGTTGGGGCAGGATTAAAACCTCAGCTAAAGACAACCCAACTAATGACGGAAGGAATGCAAGTTGACAGACTACGACAAGGATATGTGGCTCCTTCATGCCACTGTATCAGATATGGTGTCAGAGTTTATGCTCACTGCTGGGCAAGACACTGATGCTGACTGGTATGAGGATAACGAAGTGAGAAAACTCCGAGACTCCTTGCTTGAAGAGGAAGTGGAGGAAGCTTTGGATGCTTCCTCCCAAGCAGCAGTGCTCAAGGAGCTGGTAGATGTTGTCTATGTAGCAGTGGGCTATGCTGTGGCTTTCGGGTGGGACTTCGACGAAGCTTTCCGAAGAGTACATGAGAGCAATATGAGTAAGCTTAGTGGTGCAACTGAACGAAGAAGTGACGGCAAGATTGCTAAGAGTTCTACCTACATCAAGCCAGACTTGGGGGATCTTGTGTAATGGAGTACGGACCTACCCTCCCCATCTCCCGAGAAATCCATGCAATGAAATATAGAGGAGACGGGGAAACTTTCAAAGAAGCTATGGCTAGGGTGGCCAACGAGCTAAAGGATAGTGAAGAACACTATAGGGAGTTCAAACAAATCCTGTATGACCAGAGGTTCCTGCCTGCTGGTAGGGTTCAAGCAGCCATTGGTAGTCCTAGAGAAGTTACCTCTTATAATTGTTTATCTGGTGATACACCTATTATCACTCAGTCTGGTATTATAACACTTCATTCAGCGTCTCTACAAGAAAAAGTAACCCTGCTAGATGGTAATGGAGATTGGGTAGAGGCTCCTGTGTATAATTACGGCACTGATTCAACCTTTAAAGTTAAGCTTACTAATGGTAAAAAAGTGCAATGGGTATTTGCTACGCCAGACCACGAGTGGGTGGTTGAGGGTAAAAATGAAAGGGTAAAGACTAAAGACCTCAAAAGAAATATGAGGATACCTCATAGGGCTAACAAGGTTAGTAGTGATAAACTTGCTCTTGTTCATGGGCTTGTATACGGAGATGGGTCTAGGACAAAAGATGGTGGGTATGTTCTTCATGTGTGTGCAGAACATGAAGCCTCTTATGCCATCATGGATGAGTTTAATTTACCGTATTCAGTGACAGAACGTGGCCGTCTTTATTATATGTTTGGTGATAATATTAAAGTTGACTACAAACGACTACCAGATGGCGGTGTTAATGACCACTATATCGCAGGGTTTATTCGAGGACTGTTCCTAGCAGATGGTTGTTGGACTAAGCAGCCTGAGTATATTATCACAGGGACTAAAGAGTTGCAGGAGTGGCTGGAAGATAATGGCCCACTTGCTGGATTCTATGTAACCGGGTCAAGTAAACTTGCAGAAGAAACTAATTTTGGCTATCGTACCAGACCTACATATAATATTAGGTTTGATCTTCGCTCTATCACCACAGAAGATTTACTTAAAGGACAGTATGATTATGACTGCGAGACGGGTTGGAGAGTACATAGTTTAGAACTTGATAAAGAACAGCCTGTGTATTGCCCCTCAGTACCAACCACTAAGTCCTTTGTACTCGCAAGTGGTGCAGTTATGGGTAATTGTTTCGTCTCAGGTACTATCGAAGACAGTATGTCCTCCATCATGGAGAGGGCTACAGAAGCAGCAGAGACTATGCGTCTGGGGGGTGGTATTGGCTATGACTTTTCCACCT